ATTTTACTTACCCCCAGTTGAACTGGGGGTTTAATCATGCCTATTCGGCGCCAATCAGCGTGTCGATGTCTTCATAGACTTCGACGCTTTCGACTTCGGTCAACTTGAAGTACGTGGCACTGCGGTCCAGAGCCAGGCCAGCCAAAATGCCGGCGATACGAGCCGTATACTGCAAGGCCGTGTACGTCGTATAGGCCGGATTGCCGGAGCTGTCTGTATCGGTCTGCACTTTAATGTCATTTGTGCAGAAATTGACAATCCCTTCATGGTCTGCGTCCTGGCCGGACAATACGGCCTTGAAGGTTTTATGCTTGTTGTTGCGCTGTGCCTTAATCCAAGACGCCAGGTCCTGCTGTTCCTGCACCGAAGCAGTCGGTGCGCAGAGCCAGTTCCATTTGATGTTGGTCAGCATCTTGAGAACATTGGCCTGGGTCTTCGTAGCGCCGTCGACATTGGTATTCGGCAACGTGTAGACCAGGATGCGGAGCGGCGTGCCGAGCAGGCATTTCTTGATAAGGTCCACGTTTTCATCTGTAAGGCCTGTATCCGGGATGTCGGAAACGTCGCGGATAGTGTAATTATGGATTTCGTCTTTGACTTCGTTGTGCAGAATCATCGCCACGATACCGCGGGCACTGCGCTTGATAGCCGTCGTCCCCTTGGTACGGAAATTGATGATAATCTGCGGCATGCCGAACAATTCCTGTTCATTTGCCATATGCTATTCCCCTTCCGTTTGATTGAGCGTGTTGATTTCCAGTTCCAGGTGCTGGGCCAGTTCATACTGGATGCGGCCGGCATCCTCAAAGTTGTCACGGAAATCAAGATTGAAAATATAGTGCAGGATGTCATCGACAATGGTCATCTCTGCGTCGAGAATCGTAATATGCCGGTCCTTGACGGCCAGGACAGGGCGGAAAACCTTGTCCAGGGCATCGGCTACCTCGAAGACGGCCGTGCGGCTCACGCGTCCCATAGCGTCTTTGGGGTGGATATAGGTAATGTCCACCTGAATCAGCCGGTCGCTGAACAGGTCGTCCACGGTCGTGGCCGTCGGCATGAACTCGACATAAAAATAAGGTGCATCCGATTTCTCGACATTATCGAAGTGCACCTTATAGCCTTTGAAGTTTTGATTGAGTACGGCCACGATGGCCGCTTTTATCTCGCGAAGCGTCATCATTCGTCTAACACCGCCTTGAAAATGGCCTCCGAGTCTGCCTCGAAGGTCTGTCCGGCCTCCATCATCCCTTTATGCAGCATCTTCTTGCCAGGGACGAAGTCTTTCTTCAGCCGCTTCCCGATGGCCGGCACATACCGCCCCGGCGTCTGGCGATGGCCATACTCGACGTGGGCGGCATATTTGACGTTGTTGTAAATCGTTGTCTTCCCCTGTATGGCCCGGGAGTGTTTCCAGCCGTTCTTGAGACGGCCTGTCTGTGTCGGCGTGTTATCCTTGATTTTCCCAATGATAACCTCCGCTTCCTGGGCGACAAATTGGTTCATCTTTTTGGCTCCCTGTTCTTCGATTTTGGCTAATCGCTCATCGAAGGCGTCGAAGCCACCAAATTGCATCACCATTACGCCTCATCCTCTCTACGGACGCTGATTTCCTGATGGTCTGGATACTTAAAAGCCTTCGCGGCATTGAGCGTAAAGGTTTGGCCGACATGCACGATGACTAGGACATCGTTCGGCAAAATGTCGTATTCCGGATCCAGGCAGATACGCAGGTCCGTCTTTGTGACGAACTCCCGCGGATTCTGGCCGCTCTGCATCTCCTTGCCATATTGTGTCAGATGGCACGGGAGTTCCTGGTAGACGGCCTGCGTCGTATAATCATCGGCTCCGTCGTCGTCTTTCACAGCCTGCTGCCGGTACACGGTGACGCGGTCGGCATACATGTATTTGTTGAGCAGGCGCTTGCATCGTTTCCAGCTGATAGGACCACCCCCTAGAGACTCTTCGGGCGCCGATACAGGTTCAATTTAGGTTTGAGACGGTCGAAATCTTCTTCCTTGGGGTCCCCCGTCGAGGATACTTCCGACACGGCGAATTGATACGTCGTGTCGTTCTGGGTCAGGCTCTTCAAGGGAGCCCGGCCGCCGTCTTCGGTATCCTCCAGCCAGCGCGTCACCATATCCTCGGCCGTAAAGACCAGGGCCTTGGGGAAATCTTCCCGGTTGCAGTAGTCCAAGACGTCATAGACGAATTTCTGGGCTAAGCGCTCAGCTTGGTACGTGTCAGTCGTGTTCTGGGTGACGGCATCAACGATTTTCTCGACCGCCTCATCGGGTGTGAGATAATTCATGGCTTATCCCTCCTCCCTCATCAGAGACTATTTGCCCGTGCTGCTGGTCGTGGTGGCTTTCGGGGTCAGGACGGCAAAGGCCGTTTCCTTGACCGGCAGGAAACCGAGGCGCATGGTGGCTTTGATGGCAACCATGTCGTTTTCTGCCAAGGACAACGGCTTGCCATCTGCCATGGTAACCGTCGTCAGTGTGGCTTCGCTGAGTGTGGTGTACTGAATCTGGTCGCGTAAGCCGATGAGCGAGTATTTCCAGTTGCCGGCGATGGCGCGGGCCTTCGTGGCATCCCAGGCACCGTTGCGGCAGAACTCAATCGGCTGAGCGTACAGAGTGGACTGGTCCACATCCTGCACATAGAGCTGGTTGCCGTTGGCATCACGCAGTTTGCGCAGGGAGTTTTTCAGATCATAACCGGCAACGAAACCATCAACGTCCAAGCCCTGGGCTTCAACTGAGGCCATCGTGTCGGAAATGTCGAGGTCTAACGACTTATTCGTGCCTTCAGCAACGGTCTGTTTGCCGGCAGTCGCTACCCCTAAGATATTTTTTGCAAACGGGCTGTTCGTGCCGAACAAGCAGGCTGCGTCGATGGCCTTATAAAAGGCTTCGGCTACATAGGGCTTGATGGCCGAGAAGACGTTGATGGTCGTATCTTCCATTTTTTCACGGCTGACCGGAATGATGACGCCGATTTTCTTGGCGACCAATTCCGGGAAAATCCATTTGGCAACGGATGTCTGAATGCGTTCCGTTTCACCGACCCAGTATGCGCCAGGGCCGGAGACCATGACCGGGAATTTCTTCGTTTCCGATTCCATCGGCTGGACCGTGGACAGTCGCATGACGCTGGAACCGCGAACGACATCCGCAATGATGTCGGATGCAATCGGGGTCGGCACGAAGCCGCTCAAATTGTCTTTCAAAAATAATTCGTCTGCCATATTGTATTCCTCCTCTTATCGTTTGGCCTGATTCTTGTAAATGGCTTCAAAGAAGCTGTTCTTGGCACTACCACCGCCATTGCCGCCAACACCGGTGCCGCCGGCTTTCGGGGCCTTGCCTTTCAGCTTTTCATTGACGGCTGCTTCAACGGCCTTCTTGAACTGTTTATCAAACGTCTTGATGCGGTCCATCGTCGATTCGTTGTCGTCGGCGATGAGGTAGTCCATGAATTCAACAGGAATCTTGCGGTCGGACAGGACCTTCACCATTTCGAGCTTCAGCTCTTTCCGGTTCAGTTCTTTTTCCTTGGCTTCCAATTCCTTTTTGATGGCTTCCTGCTCTTCCTTGGCCCGCTCCGTTTCGGACAATTTGGACAGCCGTTCGGCTTCCTTCTTGGCCTTGTCGGCTTTCTTCTGGTATTCCTTCTCCCAGCGGGCCTTAGCCTGGCTCACTGCATCATCAATCCGTTTTTGTACGTCCGCTTCCTGCTCTTCTTTGGTCTTGGTTTCCGGAGCGTTCGGGGTTCCTTTTTCCCCCTTATCGCCTTCGGTACCGCCCGTCGTATCGTCTGCGCCACCTTCGGTGCCGCCGTCGGCGAACCGTTGCAGGTCGAACTTGAATTCGTCTGCCATGTGTATCCCTCCTAAAATTGGCATGAAAAAAGCGCCTGATCACTCAGACGCTGAAAATATGAACTTGTTTAGGCGGCCCCGTCTTCCGTGGAGCCTTGTTGTACCAGTCTAAATGCATGACAGCCTCCTGTTCTGGGTATAAAAAAAGCACCTCGCCTTTTCTGAGCTTGGTGCTTTTATGTTTCTTGGTTATCTTAGTTTAGCCTGTGAATGATGCTAATTCTTCATGTTTTTTTATCATGGAATTCATTTTTTTATCCCATTCTTCTTTTGCTTTTTTTACCTTATCTGGAGTGCCTGGTTTAAATGGGCAACTTATTTCTGAGAAATCCAGGTAGGGCATAAATATTTTTTCTAATTTTTTCATATCATCAGACGTGTTAAATCTCATAATGTTCACCTGTCTTCTAAAAGCTTCAAGGTTCGAATTTCCGTATAAACTTCATCAAAGCGTTGCTGAACAAGCATTTCCTGCGCATAATTGCTTACATTTATATTATATCTTCTCTTCTGAAGTTCTACAACCTTTTCCTTACACTTACGAATTACCCAGTCCATGTACCCATCCATAGTATAATGTAAAGTTCTGTACCTTTCTGCATCTTTCCAGTGGATAAGTTCATGGACTATGGTACTTAATGGATTATCAGGCAATACTCCATCTTTTTGTAGCGTCATCATCTTTGCCTCATCAAGCAATGCAAGCGTGATAAATATCCTGTTTTGTTTCCAGTTATACATAGCCGGTGAGTTCGTACCAAGTTGCAACTCATTTGCTATGTAGAAATTAGGCAAACTAGAATTAGCAACACCTATAACTTTAGCAGCATTTGCAATCCGTTTTTGCAAGGTATGCATCTGTTTAGGCTTTAATGTTATACCATTAGCAATATGTAAATTAGGTTGAGTAGTAATCTGTCTAAAAGCTAAGTCTTTTCCCGTTCTTTTAACAATCTCTTCCTCATCTGATAAAACCACTTTTTTAAAATTTTGAACAGAAATAGTGTTTACATGTTGCTGATACCATTCTTCATAGGTCATGTCCGCTGGCACATAATACGTCTTGCCCTTGTCATTCCTGGCGATGCGCGTCCCTGTCTTTGCTTTACCAGGCCCGTACAGGCTGCCGGCAATGGTAGAACGGCAGTTTGGATGAAGTGGCGGTGCCGTGCTGCCTGGCTGATACTCGTCAAGGGAATAAACATGGCCGTCGTGTTCCCGGCATGTCGTCGATGTCCGCCGGTCCAGCGTCGCCGAAAAGCGGTAATACTTCATTCCCGCTTCCTTGATGCTGTCGAAGGCGGCCCGGTTCTCTGTAAAGTTCAACTCCGTCCGGACCAGGCGGCGGGCATTGCTCACACCGACGTCCATCCGGCGTGATACCAGCCGCGACAAGGTTTCTATATCCGTCCCACGGTGTGTGGCCTGGGTAACGACGTCTTTGATGGTCTTGCCGAGCTGTGCATTATCCTTCCAAATGCGCTGGCTGTAGTTCTTACCGCTCCAAGGTGTCTTTAGGATCGATAACGCTTGTTTATCATCCACGGCCGTTACAGCGGCTCTCAGGCCTATTTTCTGGCCTATATCGTATAGACCATGATAGTAGAAATCCTGGTAGACCGTCGGGAAATACTTGTCGATGGCGTCCTCGGCCTTTTTCGTCAAGTCGGCCAGGTGGACCATGGTTTCCGTGTATAGCTTATCCAGCCGGGTGATGCGGCTGCGCATGGCCAATACGTTCAGCTCCTGGAGGATGGCCTTGTCGCCGGTATCCTTATACTGTTTGAGGTAGTCCTCGATGTCCATCCGCCAGACGCGATATTCGCTCCCCTGCAAGAGCTGCGACGCCTCGACGTAAGTCAAGCCGTTGTCATCAGCAAAGCGGGCATACAGGGCGTCTATATCCTTCTGGATATGGGCCAGCGCCTGGCGATAATAGGCGGCCAGTTCGGTTTCCAGCTCCTGGCGGCTTTTCCTATTCCACTGTTTCTCCAGCTCCGTCATCCGGCGGGCCCAGTACTCCTCGTTCGTCATTCGTTACCTCACTCCCATAGGCATCCTGCCGGTCCGCCTCTTCGCGCTTGAGCTCATCCATTTCGGCGGCCGGGTCTGCGATGAATGGCAGCAGGGACAGCAGTCGTTTCTGCGACACAAGGCCATACAGCTCTTTAACAATATCGGCTTGTTCCTTGATATCGGCCGGGATGTTGGCCGTGAAGGTAATTTCAATGTCCCGAAAGTCAATATCGGCCGCGCTCTTGGTCCGCAGCATATCGGCAATCAGTTCAATGCGCCGCTGCAGTCCTTTCCGGAAGGCGACCTCTTTCCGGCTGCGAATCTGTTCCATGCCAATCAACTTGTACTTGATGGCCACGCCCGACGCATTACCAGAAAAGGCCTCATCGCTCATGTCCGGCACGCTCGAAAACTTGTGGATGTCCTTTTCCAGGCGGCTCTTCATGTTCTCGATATACGTGTCGTTCAGGTTCTTGATGAGCCATTTGGCGTCGCCCGTGTTGTCCAGGAGCAGCACTTTATTGCGCCGCATCTCCTGGACGTCTTCGCCTGTAGTCCCGCCCATACCGGCCAGGCACAGGTACGCGTCCGTGAAGTCGTCCATGGTACAGCTCTGGGCCAAATTGTAGGCGTCAATCTGTGTGATGACGCCTTCGAAGTCGCCTTGATGGAGCTGGTTGTTCGCATATTCGACGATGGGCACGTCGCTGAAGAAATGCGGCTGCGGCGCGCTGATCAGACGGAGCGTCCCGGAATCATACGAGTAATTCGTCACCGTGCTGTCATCGTAGACGTCGACGTATTCCTGATAGGTCGCACCGTCCAAGTCGTATACCCGGTAGTGCCGGATGCCCAGCATGACATTCTCTTCCAGCGAGGCATCGCAGACCAATATGACCTCTTCGGACGGGATGCGGCGGAAGCGGATGTTCGCGTCGGCATCCATATACAGCAGTTCATAGCCGTCGCCGGTAATGCTGGCCTCTTCGGCCAGTTCCATGTTGTGGGCGGCCTCGTCATTGTATTTAAAGACGTCCTGGAGCGCCTGGACTTCGTCTCCATTACCAGTAAATGAGGCATAGGCGACCGGTTTGCCGATGAAGAAGCCCGTGTCCATATCCGAAATATATTTGCAGAAATTGGCCACGACCTTGTTATTTGGAGCACCATTATTCCGCGCCTCTTTATGCAGGATGTCGTGCTGGCCCGCATAGTAGCCCTTTAGCTTGAGGCAATGATTATAATATCTGTCATGCCGCAAGCAAATCCGGGCCAGGTCCTGCACGGACAGCGCTGTCTTTGTCGTCTGAATCCTCATAACCCCAAATCCCCTTTCCGCAATGTTGGAACAGCCGAACGGCGCATGACGTCATCCATGGCATATCGCGTAGCATCCAGTGCGTGGTTGTCTTTATCCGGGTAGGCACTGATGAACTGCCCCTGCCGGTTCCGCTCGTACTCATACGTCACGAACTCCCGGTACGTGTTCGGGCAGCGTCTTTTGTCGATGTAGATATGGGCCCGGTCCTGGAGCCACTTGATGCCGTGTTCGACGCTGTCGCGGCTCTTCTTGGCTCCGCCTACATGAAGGCCCATGTTCCGCATCTCCTGTATCGACTTCGGTTCGGCTGAATCAGCGATGATGCGGCCGGAGCCGGCCTTCTGCTGTATCAGTTCGGCAGCCCGGCTATTAGTCAGCTTCTGCTGATAGATTTCATCGAAGATGTATAGATCTTCTTTTTTTGCATCGTAGTGCATCGATACGAAGGCCAGCGGGTCAATAGAAAAGCCGAAGTCCAGGCCGTAGTACAACCTGTCAAAATTTCCGACAAGTTCATCGCTCATGGCCATGTCTTCGACATTTTCAAAGACAGCGCCGCCCGTACCTGTGACTTCGCCCAGGTATTCGTGCCGATAGGCCATTTCATTCTTGGCTTTGAGCTTTTCCGCCTCGGCCAGGAACTGCGGCCCCAGCCAGTCTTCCGGCACGGTCAAATAGGTCGAATGGTGGACCAGCCGGTCTTGATCATCCACCAGAATTTCCTCATTGACCCAGTTGTTCCGGCTCTTCGGCGGGTTATACGTCCCGAATACTTGATAGGACGGGCCGCCACGTAGGAGAGACTGTAACACGTTACGAATCTCTTCCATGCCGCTGAACTGGTCCAATTCCTCGAACCACACAATGCCGACATAACCAAAGGGCAGTTTGACAGATTTGACCTTGGCCGGATCGTCCAGCCCAAAGAAAAGGATTTTCTGCCCCGTCTTCTTGTACGTGATTTCCGGCGGCGACAATTTGACGCGGAACTTGTCCAGGACGCCCAATTGCTCCAGGCCCCAGACAATCTGAGGCAAGACGCTGTTCTTGATGGTGTTGCCGACCTTACGGATGACGACGGCATGGACATTCGGGTCTTCCATCACCGATACGGGGATGCGGATACCGCCTACAAAAGATGACTTGGCACTGCCACGGCCACCGGCCAGCAGATAAAAGGTATGCAGGTGCTGTTCGACGTCAAAAAAGACCTCATCGAACGATGGGGCAATCAAATCGGCAATATTAACTTTTCGTTTCCGTTTTCGGTTCTCGTGAGAATTCAAAGGTAATATCCTCCTCATCGTTATCCGTGCGCAATTCGGCCACCTCGGCCTTGAGTTTTTCTTTCTTGAGTTCTTCCATGGCATCGAAGCCCAGGTACTTGGCCAGCATCTCCCATGCCCACTTCTTGTCTTCCATTTTGATGCTGATGCCGTCTTTCCCCTGCTTGACCTCGGACACAACGGACGTGTCGACGGTTTTACTATCCGCCAGCTTGACGTTAAAGCCGTTAAAGGTGACATAATCGCCCAGGTCTGACCCGACGACCTTCAAGCAGTATTGCACCAGGTCGGAAACGCCGACGTCCAGATGATACTGCATGATTTGACGCAGCCGTTTCACTTCCGCCTGGACCTTAACATTTCTTAACAATCTTGAGCCGCTCGCCATAGCCGTCTCTTTATCGCATTTATACGCTTTCAGGTACGACTGGAGCGCATTGTGGGAAGTGGCATAATACAAGCAAAAAAGCCGCCTCTGCTCGGTTAGCGCTTCGTTGTCATTGACCGATTCCAGCAGCTTTTCTTTTAACTTTTTCTTGGGTTGCAAGGTTGCAACTTTTTTCGGTTGCGGTTGCAACTTTTTATCCTTGGTTGCAACCTTCCAGTGGCGTGTGGCCCAGCTTTTAACCGTAGATAAAGATACGCCGTATTTTACCGCAATGTCTTTGTATTTCATGCCATCGCAGTAATCCTTGTACGCTTTATCCCGTTTTTTATCACTCACATAATCACCACCAGCCTTATGTTTATTCGGTAAACATGTATAAACAATGGTTTGTCTGTTTATTAACGTTTATTATTGTTTTATTTAGCTCAATCATTGAAATATTTATTCATTTTTATTATTTGACTAACTGCTCGATTTGATGTATATTATAGTTGACTTATGTTTGGTTCACAGAACATGCCTAAATGACGTCGCGAATCATTTAGCTAAGGACAATTATTAATTCTATCGTCCGCCTGTCCCACGGAAAAGGCCCTAGATATATCTAGGGCCTTTTTTCGTAGCTATAACATATGGTATAATATATTCGTGCGGGGCGCCCCGCCTCAATTCTTTACGAAAAGAGGTGGCAGCTGTGGACAAAAAACATAAGTCAAATGTCATCTTCCGCTCCTGGCGCAAGGATCCACGTACCGGGAAAATCTTGTACGCTCGTAACTACGGGTTGAAAGCATGGGCTATCCCCATTAAAGATTTGGAAGATACTGAAATTTCACAGTCTCGTACTAACAAGCCTGAATAGGGTCGCAACCTGTTCAGCAAACTCTCCTTACTAACGTAAGGAGAGTTTTTTTATTTTGGCGGAAATGGATGGATTCGAACCATCGGGACGAGACCACCTCGTCCGGCTCCTTAGCGGGGAGCTGCCTTTAGCCAACTCGGCCACATTTCCATGACTGGCAGGAACGGAAGGACTCGAACCTTCAACAAATGGTTTTGGAGACCACTACTCTGCCCATTGAGCTACGTCCCTACGATAGATACGCCCCCAAAAGGAGAGGGCGGAGGCTGGACTCGAACCAGCAACGATGGGGCTTGCAAACCCTTGGCTCTACCAATTGCGCTACTCCGCCGTGCAGCGGCGCATGAGCAAGCGTGCCGCAGTTGAAACAAGGAGGCGTGTACCTGTGACAGTGTGTGGGCCAGGAACACAGCATGACCGCCATCAGGCTGTATTCCTTCGGCCCCTCTTTTCACACTATCATTATATCAATCAGTTCATCAGAAAACACGAACATTACACGAACAAAACACGAACTCCGGTAAAAGTTATCCACAATTCGTTACATTTTTCCGGTGCTGCCAAATCCTCCATCTCCGCGCTGGGTTTCTTCGAGGGTGGTCACTTCCTCAAATTCAACCGGGATGTTCTTTTCAATCCTGCCCTGGAGGAACCTTTCTCCCTTCTCGATGACTTCTGTATTTTCGCCTATATTATCAAAGATGGCCATGACTTCTCCACGGTAGCCGCTGTCAATCATACCTACCGAATTGGCCAGTCGTAGCCCTCTCTTTGCGGCATAGCTACTTCTAAGGTACAGTTTCATGCAGTATCCTTCCGGGATTTCAAATTGAAGCCCCGTAGGCACCTTTACCCCGATGGAGCCTTTGTAAATGACCATTTTCTGCGGCGAATAGAAATCATAGCACGCGTTTTCCTTTGTTACCAACGGCATCTTAATGTCTTCTTCAAAATGCGTTTCAAGTGCTTTCCTTACTTTAACTTTCATAGTTGACTCCTCCAATCATAAAATGACTGCGATGTATTCTTTGGTGGATGCCGTCTTATATCCCCAGCTGTCAATGACCTGGCAGACGGCCTGGTCTACATCGTCATCATGGGTCTTCCTGATTTTCACGTATCTGCGATGTCTCTTCATCGCCTTGGTGATGCGTTGCTTGATATAATCGTGCATCAGATTGTACATTTATTTTCCTCCTTTGTATCTGTAGCCAGCCCGCTTATATGTCCTGGCATGGCGGCAGTGGCTTTTTACTGGATGGTTTCGCGACGATCGTTGCCACGCCTTCCTCTTTATGTATTTCATTTTTTTCATCACTTTGTACATGGTATGAAAGGCTTCCCTGATGGACGCGGCCGCCTTGTGAAAAGTATCGGTATACATGGCTTCACCTATCTTTCTTATTTCAAAATCAACCATACGGCTGTGATGAAGGCGACCCAGAAAACGATGCAGTAACCTGCTAAAATCAAGCATCCAGAACGTTTAATCATCTAATCTTCATCCTTTCCAATTCGGCTAGCACTAGCATTTTCCTTGACTTCCTGGCTCGTAATCAGGAAATCAAGGTACTGCCTGGCTTTCATCAGATCTTTGAGCGCGGTTCCTTTCTTTGGATACCTGTATAAGTATTTGATGATGTTGCCCACATAGTAGGCGTCCTGCCCGTCCAGGCCTTTTGTCATAGATTCAATAACAGTTTTACATTCAACACCTTTCCAGGTGTAATGATTCGGGTGCTGTACGTCATTCATCTGTATCACTCCTTTCTATAGCATTTCGCTGAATATGCTTTCAAAAATCGGTACGGGGATGGAATTCCCAGCTTGCTTATACAGTGCTCGTCGTGAATTAACACCGGCAACCGCTTCAAAATCTCCGTCGCTGTATCCTTGTAATCGCCAACATTCTTTTTCCGTTAAGTATCTGTATTTGCCATTACCTATAGGGAGACAGCCACTTCCCGGCGCTCTGTCTGGTCGTTCAGTGATTGTGTAGCAGTAATCTTTGATAATCGGCAGGCGGCGTACAGTCCCCGTTTTCCCGATTGCCCGTAACATGCTGGGTGCTTTGACGGTATAAAAGTCGTCTACCGGACCTTTTTCTAGATAGTTGGAAATGGGTTGCATAGGCTTTCGTTTGAGTGCATCAAAGTCAAAATCTTGACCACCCAACACCGATATGGTGAATATTCGCTGTCTGGCTTGCGGTAGGCCGAAATCTCTAGCATCCAACATGCTAAAGTTGCTTGTGTAGCCCAGCTTTTTCAGCTCAGACATATACCGCTCATGGTTATGCACCATATATTTTGACCGTACATTCTTCACGTTTTCCCAGATTATAATTCTCGGCCGCCACAATCCCATGTTTTTGACGATATTCAGCGTTTCCCACATGAGTGACGATCGAGTGCCGCTTCCTGGATCTGCCCCCTTTTGACGGCCCGCGATGGAAAAGTCCTGGCAAGGGCTGCCGTGAATGAGAATATCCGGCTTTAAATTCCATCCGCGAACGTCCTGCGTTTTGTACGGGAGTTCGCTTGCAAACATGGCATTGTAGCTTCGCACCGCTTTTTCGTCGATTTCTACATAATCTATCGCTTTTACGGGAATACCTAAATTCCGCAACGCAACTCTAGGGCTGCCGATTCCGCCGAACAATTCCAATATTTTCAGCAATCGAATCACCTTCATTCATCTGCATCACTCACCTTTTCAAAACGCCATTTCTGTGTTGAGTTCGGGTACTTTTTACGGTCTACTTTACTCATGAACATATGTAACGGCCGTACCCATGGAACACGCGGCGGTTCAACGGATTGATATACGACGTTGAGTTCATTCTTTTCCGTGTTACCAGCAATACATATGATTTCGTATAAGGTCCCTTTGAAGTGCCTCCATTTTTCTCCAGGGTGTGGCGGATTTCGCCAAAAACAATCTTCCACTTTATTACCTCCTGTATTCATCTTCAATGCATCTTCTAATGACTTCTTCTGCGTGTCTCTTCCACCACTTATAGGCTCCGATGCGCATGTACTTCATTTGCCGTTCCGGCGTCAACTTATCGACGCCTTTTCTCGGCCTGGCACGCCTGACAATGAGACTCGGAAACGCAGGCGTGGGAATCGTCATGATACCGGCATCCGGATTCTTATCGGCCAGCACATTCAAAATATCAGCCTTTCGGCTTTCCCATAACTCGTGGCTGAACGCATAGTAGAAATACTTGACATCCCGGTCATCATGATAGTGTTTTTTCTCAAAATCATGAACAAAATCTTGATAGTCAAGCTTTATTTCCACTTCGGTCAAATATCCGCTTTGGGGCCGGAAATAAATCAAATCGGCTTCATACCAATTCCAGCCGCCAATCGGTACGCTGACGTTCGGGATGGAGACTACACTAAGTCCAAGCTGGTCTGCAATCAAGATCTGCGCTTCTCGTTCTGTCATCTGTCAATCATTCTTTCTTCATGTAATCTGCTATGATTTCTAAAATCTTTTCTTTTCTCATTTTGATTTCTTTTTCGTGTTCCAACAAAATCGTTTTATTATTAAAGCAGTTTCCAATTGCATCGTTTAAACGATCGATGAATTCATCCTTACATATCCGTTGTACAGGGCCGTAATCTTCAATACAGTAATAAACATCATCATTTCGAGGATGTAATGGCTTTTTAAGTTCCTCAATCATCCGTTCGGCAGCTATCTTCATCCCTGTTTTAATGTTGAAGACGTCATTCGGGTGGCATCTTGCGTCACCATGCGCAACTACCCTTCCCGTGTTATTTTTTAAATCTATCGTCACTTTCCCGTATTTATTTACGTCAATCTTCATGTGTTGTCTATCGTAATCTCCGATAGTGGTTTCAGTTACTTCTTCAAGCAGGGCCCACAAATACACCATAAAAGCTTTGCTTTCTTTCATTTTTTCATCGAATTTAATCGGCTTTTCAGCTTTCTTCTGACATGTTTTTTCAAATATATTTATGTCTGGGTATGAATGCAGGCCGCTAAACGTCTCTGCTACGCATTCAACTCCTAGACAATTATTCATGATTTTGCAGTTATTACAGTTTCTATGTAGTACGCAATACGCTGCGATTGTATTTATGGCCATCTTGGCCATTTTATCGTCAATCATATATATTCCTCCTTATTCAACTTGAAATTCCTCTACATCCGTAACGGTGAAGAAATCCGGCTTGTATTCCGGGTGTTTCTTTTCCCACCTGTCATAAGCAGCCTGAAGCATTTCGCACAATTCATTGTAGTCTTTATCGGTAACATTCTTGAGATACCCTGCACTCTGTTCCCCTGCTTCTACTTCAGCATCATTTTGCAGGCCATATAACAATTCTCCGGTATAGGAGGTTATATCAGGCTTGAAGCAGTTCACGCGCCTACGTACACGGTTTTCCCATTATCTTCCCTGGCCCATTTCATGCCATCTTCCAAGGCTTCTTCCTTAGTTTCAAACTCGGCCGGGCCAAACACCTCATCATTATCAACCGAGTTAGTCCAATATTTTGTTGCTTGCATATCATTGCTCCTTACTCTATTCGTACATGGCTTTACTCCAGACCATTTCGTACAGGTGCACGAAATGGTTCTCACTCTATTCATACATGGCTTTACTCGGGAAGAGCGGCAGGCCATCATCACAATAGACTTTCCCGAATTTCTTGATCCAGTCGTCAAGTGCTCCAAATTCCTGGGCACACGATTCATGCAGCATGTTCATGAATTCGATGAGCTTGACCCGCCCTTCTAAAATGCACCACATGTCTTCCTTGACGAACTGCTGCAGGTCGTTCATCCTTTTTTTACCAAAATGAAGCTGCTTCGTAAGGATGAGCATCGTGATTTTGTAAGCGACTTCAACGGATTCGTTGTAGTCTTCGCGGTCAGTCTTATTCTGTACCGGCTTTCTGCCAAGGATACGTGTATAGGTGTCATCACTTTCAACCATCTTCCAAGCTCTTTGGAGATAGTCGTGGTAGAGCGTTTCATCAAGGCCTTTCCGGTATACGGCTTCGTCCACCTGGTGTTGCGTCATTCTCCATTCGTTATGTTGAATGGCTGCAAACTGGCTCATGATGTACAGGAACCTTTTCCGGCCAAATCCGTAATGATCCTTGAGGTTCTTGTAGAATATGACCAGGGTAATTACGGCTCCGACATTGGCCGGCCGGTGATATTGCTGGTCCAGTTTGTCCTGCTTTATCTTTTCAAAATCAATCTTCCACATGATTCATCGCTCCTCAACGGCTTCACTCAGCAAATCTTTAATGTAGTCTCCGTTATATCTTGAGCACACCGTTATTTCCATTCTGGGAGTACAGCTGTATCGCTTTTCAGCAAAGACCGTAGTCACTGCGCTGTCATCCCGGAAAAGCAGCTTGTTCAGGGCATCAAGTGCAATTTTGATGTAGTTGTCCGTATCCGGTTTCGTCACCGGAAGCAGTCTTTCTGATTCAGCGGCTTCCCGGTCTTTCTTCTTCAAATCCGTTGGAATATGCCGGTATGAGATGATATGGGCAAAAAGCGGATGGCCTTTGGGGAACTGCTTCGCTTTACCGCTCGTTAGCTGTCCAAGCACCTTCGTATAGATAAGCTGCTTGTAAGCCTTAGACTTTTCCGGATCCCGGACAGAAACGAACGCTCCTCGTCTTGCGAATCTTGGTCGCCCCTGGGCTACCGGTTCCCCATCGACAACGACTTTCACGACATTTCCGACGGCTTCCAGCTCTGCCTGATCTTTCATGACTTTTCCAAGTGCATCCCTTGGCGTCGGGTCGCTGTAGTGCTCATGATTGTATTTGTCCATTAGTATTCCTCCTTTCGAGAAACACGAAGTTCAGCTTCATCTGTTCGGCTTTTCCGCCGAAAATGATACCAGTGATTTCTTTCACGGCTTTCGACAGGATTTTCTGGAAATTCCGTTCGCAATAATGGATGTCCGTTTCCGTCTCCAATATGGCAATGACATCTTTCCACTGTCGCCGTTCTATGAGCTTTAGCCGTATTACCTGTTCAGATATACCGTCAAGCGATTCCAGCGCGTTGTCGAGGCACTGGAGCAAGGTTTCGAGCCTTCTACGGTCGGTCTCCATGTCAGATAATTCAGTTTTCAGTTCCAGCAGTTTGCTGGCATTGCGTTCCGTTTCGTTCAGCTCAGACCAGGAGCCGCCGGCAGACAGCCCGTAGGCTGCTGCCTTCGCTCCGCCAAAGGTATCTATTTCGGCCTGCTTATCAGCGATTTCAAGCTTCATGTTCTTCAGCCGTGTCTGGAACTTCGTGTAATTCTTCAGGTATCCAAAAACAGTTCTTTCGTAATCGTTATACAACAGCATGACGCCCCTCCTCATTGCCAGAGGAGCCGTCATGCTCCTCCTTACTATGTCACTTGCTAATCCTCCGCCTGGTTACTGGTTGACTGCATCCTTGAGCTGTTTGCCTGCTTTAAAGGCCGGCGACTTAGATGCTTCGATCTGAATCGGTTCGTTGTTGCGCGGGTTGCGGCCTTCGCGGGCCTTGCGCTGACGGACTTCAAAGGTGCCAAAGCCGATGAGCTTGATTTTATTGCCCTGGGCAAGCTGTTCCGTCACCGTATCGATGAAGGCATTCAGCATATTTTTAGCGTCCAATTTCGTGCAGCATGCCTTTTCTGCGATTTCATCGATGAGCTCATACTTGGTCATTTCTTTTTCTTTTGTCATTGTCTTTTTCTCCTTCCAAAAATGAAAACGTTTATTGTTTAGAACGGGATAGGTTCAGCTGTTTCCTGTCCCATGTCCTCGAATCCATTATTTGCATATTTATTCGTTTCTGTATTTCTGTTCACGCCGCTTTTTTTGTGGGCTGCTTCGTATACGCTCACGCCAACATACGAGGCCGTGACGCAGGTGTAATAGCTCTTGTTCCCGTCACGGCCTTCGTAGGAACTTGTCGTGTACCTACCCTGGACCATGACCGGCGTGCCCTTGAAGACGGCTTCACTGATGCTTTCTGCCAGCTTGCCCCATGCGACTACGTTGATGTAGTCCGTAGCTTCCTTCTGTTCCCCGTCTTTCGAGGTATAGCGACTATTGCTGGCAACGGAAAACTTCACCTTGGCCATACCCGATTTCGTGAACATTACTTCTGGGTCCCTGGTCACATTTCCGATTACATTCACAATGTTCATCGTTCAATTCTCCTTGTACTTGCTATTTTTCGTGCCTATTTTCGTCTGTACGTCGTCTTCATGTCGTTCATGATAAAATTTATGTTCGATTATTTTAAACCCCGTACAGGCGAATACAGGGCATTTTCAAGGTATTTCGATTTACACGGTACGTCTCAGGCTCTTCTCGGCGAACGTGATGAGCTTGTTCGTGCTCTTCAGCCGGTCGAAAATCCGCATCTGGTAGCGGTCGCGTATTTCATCGCGTCTCAGATTGCTGGTCACGATGGTGCTCTTCATGCGGTTGTATCGTTCCGTGACGATCGAGTCGATTTTCGCTGCTACCCAGGCATGGTCATACTCTGCACCGAGGTCATCTAGTACGAGCAGCCGCGTATGCCGTATCCTGTCTTCTAGGATGTGACTACGGCTGTCGCGCTCTTCGTTCAGCTGGTCGAGCAGGCTCACCATCGGGATGAAATACCCTTGATTCGGCTCCCGCTCAATCAGATCCCGTAGAACCGCTACAGCCATGGTGGTCTTCATCGTTCCTACAGGGCCGATGAGCATCAGCCCTTTCCCGACACTCAAGTTATAGTCCATGTCCTTGATGTATTCGCAGACTTCCAACCACTGCTGGCGGCATTCAGCCGGGCAGGTGCGGCTTACAGATTCCGCGGTGACATCCCAGAAACGCCGGTAGATGCCGCGCCTTTCCAGTACGTCATAGTCAACGTGCTTAGTCGTCCCAGCCTTTTCCGGCTTCTGCGTCCCAGTCTGTTTCTGAACCGTCCGTAACCTTTCGAGTTTTTCTCTGAACGCGTCTCTGTCCAGTGCGGTTGCTGCTCTTTCCATGACCATCCACCTCCCAGTTCTTCAAGATGCCTTCGATGTAGGCAAGACTGCGTTTCCCTTTGCTGACAGCCGTCACAATCGCGTCCTTCGTCCATACCGGTCCGTAGTGGCCGATGCAGTCAGTGAGTCGTTCAAATTCGATTTCTCCCATCATCGGGCTCACATTATTCCGGTACAGGTCGATGACCTCTTTTTCAGCTGCCTGGCTTTCAGGGTCACTTTCTCTTTCTTGTTTCTCTTTAAGAGAAGAGAGACTACTACACTTATCTATCTCTTTCTCTAGCGTTACAGATTCAGTTACCTTTTTGTTACTTTGTAACTTTTTATCGCGTTTATCGCCGTTTTCGTTACTTTGTAACATTGGATTTGTTACAAATTCAGTTACTTTTTTGTTACAGTGTAACGTTTCCGGATTTGCTCCGTTACATGCCGTTACATCAATGTTACTTTGTAACAGCTTTTTAATAGCCCTATGTTTCCTAACTCTGGCAGCTGATTCACACTCACTTCCAACAACACCCTGTACTTCAGGAAGTACAATTGAACCATCCTGGTCATAGAATATGAGTCCCAACTTCTGGAACAGCCCGAAGGCGACAACCACTGTATCGACAGGGAAGCCCGTCTTCTCAGCAATCTTCTTTTCGTCATACGGAATCATAATTTCTCCGATGTTACGAATTAATATTCCATTGCTGTTCGCAGACATCAAACATAGCTGGAGATATAGGACGATGTACTCGCATCCGTTCTTTTGCTCCTTCAGCCAATCGATTTTATCCTGCTGAAAGAAATTCTCTTTTAACTTGATCCAGTAAAAACGCTTGCTTATTTCAACCACCTTCTTTCGGCAACGTGTACCGGGATGCCGGTCTTGCTCATCACCGTATCGGCAAATACCCTGGCATCACCGTTATCGTCGCTCATGTGGAGCAGCCATATTTCACGGCACTTCCACAGGTCACAGCTATCGAGCCATCCTATGACGTTCTCCAGCGCCATGTGGCTGTGAGCTACACGGTCGGCAACAGACTTATCCAGCTCCCCATCTGCTACGCGCTTCTTCAGGATTTCGTAGCTATGGTTACATTCAACCGCAGCGATATCGACACGTTTAAAGGCAAAATCCATGTAGTATGTGTCGATTGCGAAGACAAGCACTTCGCTTTCCGGAGAAATGACCATGAATCCAGCCGGTTCGGCCGAATCGTGGTGAGTCGGGAAAGCGATGATAGAAGCTCCGTTTTCAAGATAGGCCGGACAATAGAACTCCAGGCCATGGTATTCGCTGGCTTTCAGTCCGATAGCTTTCGCAGTTCCATCGGTCATATACATCTCAATACCGTGCAGGGCCATCTGCCTGGCTGACTTCGAGTGGTCTTTATGCTCGTGGCTCACCAGGCATGCGCTTATGTCACTCAATCGGAACGGCAGTTTCGCAATCTCCGACATCGGCAGGCCACATTCAATCATGATTTTTATGGGATGCTCAGCGCCGGCAGTGACAACATATAAGTTGCCACTGCTCCCGCTGGCATAGGATACAAACTCAATCATGACTGAAGCATCCAATCAGGTTCGTCTTCTTCCGATTCATCAGCCTGGGCCGGCTTTGCTGGTTCTGCCGGCTTATCCTTCTGAACGGATTTCTTAGGTGCAGCCTTCTGCTCGACGGCCTTTGGCTCTTCCTTTACTTCGACGTGTTCGGCCTTCACGTCGATGGTCTTCTTGTTGGCATGCTGCTTGATTTCTTCTGCCGGGATGTCTACGGTCTTTTCGCCGATGTCTTCTACTTCATCCTTCGTGAGGCCCATACTGATTTCCGGAGCTGTCGTGCGGATGAGGAAGGTTGCTGAGCGATAGCGCAGCATCAGGTCAGGCATGGTCTGCCACTTACTGCCCTTCTTCTGATACCAGCCTTCGTCTTTCGCCATCTGAATATCTACGACTGGGCCTTCCAGCACAACGCCGGTACGAAGATCCGCCGACATGGCTTTCATACCGTAACTGTCCGTGCCCTTCTTGCCAACCGTTTCATAATGGATGGGTTCAAAGCGGCCACAGCTGTTGAAAGCGGCAATCATGAACTGTGACGACCAGGCGGGCCGGCCGTACACGATGTACATGTTCTGCATGACCATGATAGGCGACATGTTGAGACGATGCGCCATTTCTACGGCAATCGCGCAGTTACCGATATTGCCTGCAAACGCCTGTTGAGGCACCAGGGTAGACTGCGAAAACATATTCGCAATCCGCTGCAGGGCTTCAAAGCCGGAGATCGTGTCAAATCCTACTGAAGCTGCGGGATTCTGTGTCATAGCGTTGTTTTGTCTTGTGGTTTCCATAATTTATGCTCCTTCCTGTTCTTCGAGATGGACATGAAGTCCATCTTCTTCAGTGACTTTCAGCTGAATCATCTGCATCCCGATATCCGGGATATCATTGATGCTTTCAGCATTATCTACGAACACCGGGCACTGGATGCCGGCGTGTTCTGCAATAGCCCTGGCAATGTCAAGGTTCGTCGTGATACGGCTGGCAGTATTGGCGGCTGTCATCGGCACACCTTCGTGGTTCAGCACTTCACAACACTGGCTGATGCCTCCGTTTATCTGCTTCTTATACATGCAGAACCGGGCATAGCGGAATACGCTGGCTACCTTCTGTTCCATACTGTCCACCATGGCCTTCACCACGGATTCCATACCAGCCTTCACATCAATCAGGTCGTCGTACTTGCGGGCTACTTCTTTCTGCTGCTTCTTCAGCTCGTCGATTCGCTTCAACGCGTTTTCCCTCAGCTTCCCTCCAGAAAGCTTTGTATTGACGATACTGATTTCTTTATTCAAGCCGTCCAGCGTTCCCCGCAAGTCATCTAAAGCTGGCTGGCTCCCTGTCCTGGCCTCATTGATTTGGACTTCTACAATGACGATTTCATCTTCGATATCATCTATTTCAGGGCTGTTTTGGGCTTGCTTCAATCTGGCTTCCAGCCGTTCGATATTGACGTTTGTGGCATCCATTTCTTTCAAAGTGACATTCAATGAATCTTCTTTAACAGACAGCATGCTAGAGAGGTCTTTGATACGTTCCATCGTCATCTTCCCATCGCGCCCAAATTTATTGAGCTTTTCTGCTTTTTGCAGGTTGAAGCGCTCAACCGCTTTATCTTTCATTTCCTGTGGCAGGTCCTGGCCGCAATACGGGCAAGTATCTTTGGGTTCATATATCAGGCTCTTGATTTCTTTCCATTGCTGTGCAATTTGTTTATTCTCTGTTTTTGTACGTTCGATATCTTCCTTGATGGATGCGATTTCTGATTCACGCTTTTCCTTCCTGGCTCGCTGATCATTACGGATACGGTACATCTCATCGAGTTCTTTTCTGTCGTCCATCATGGAATTGATTTCCAATTCCTTTCTCTTTTCCTTCAGCGACAGCAGTTTTTCGCGAAGCTCAACCGAAGCATCGCCACCTTCTTCCAGGCGTGAAATCTTTCCAAGAAGAGCTGCTTTACTTTTCTCCAGCTCATCAAGTTTTGCACTGAGTGCGGTGGTATCGATTTCTGCCGGAACAGTCTTAGTCGCTTCATCGATGCGGACAGGAAATTCTTCAAGAGACTTATTCGTCGAGGTGATTTCATGAGATACCGCGTCCAGGGCTTCATTGATGCCGCCGTAGGTGTCTATGTACCTGGCTATGGAGGCATCGTCTACCTCCGGCATTTGTTCGCCGCCTATCAGTTCGAGCAGTGCCTTGCGCCGTTTCTTCGTTTCCAGCTCAGCGAACGACTGCGGCCGGCCTACCATCGATAATGCGTCGCCTCCAAGATGCTCGATGTTCTTGCTATAGACGCTGGCACTTGTCGGCATGCCGTCGATGAAATATTTCGTGCGATGGCCGCTCATTTCTTTGCTTTCAGATCCGCGTTTCTTCTTCCATTCTTCATAGAAGACCTTCTTGAGGATTTTCGGCTTGCCATCTACATCAAGAGTAGCTTCTACGCTGTGTTCGATGCCGCCATCAACTGCCTGGTTCCCACTTTCATCAGACAGCTTAATAGTATCTTCCACCTTCCTTCCGTCCGCATAGGTCGTACCGTTCACAATCCACAGGTACGCGTCTGCAATCGTGGTTTTCCCACATGCATTCGGCCCGGAAACGACGGCGCTTTTACCGTCAAACCTCACATCTAATTCTTTGATACCTTTAAAATTTCGCAGGCTCATTTCAACGAGTGCAATCATAAAATCAGCTCCTTTCTACAGTGCGGAAATCACGTTCATAGCAGAACCGGCTAAATTCGTCGATGAGGATATTCAGCGGCAGGCCGGTATTGTCCGCCATACTAATCAAGACCGCGTACATCATGCAGTAGACTTCCAAAAGGTTTCCGTTTACCGATACAGACGGTGTTGTGCGTCCTTTTCCCTTCCCCTGCTGCTGAACCTTTTCGATGTCGATTTTAGGGGTAAATACAATTAAGTTGGTATAGTCATTTCTCTTGGCGAAATCTTGCAAATCTCTGCACTTTTCGTAGAATTGGTCCTCAATATTTTGATTCTTCATGGTTTTTCTCTCCTTTTTCGGGTATAATAATGGTGAGTGTTTTTGGTATGTGGCCGTTGTCTGGTAGCTCAGGCAGCGGCCTTTTTTCAGTATCTGATGACCAGGCGCTGGCCCGGTTTCAGTGTTGGGTCCGGCCCCAGGCCGTTGTTGACCTGAATCTGATAGATTATCTCCCGGACGTCCTGTCCGGTCTTGTCAGCGATAGGGCCGGCGATTTCCCACAGCGTTTCATCTGTGTCGACGACGTGGATGATAGCTGTGTCGTTCGCAATGGTTTCGGCTTGGGACCAGGGCGTCGTGCTACCGAGATACAGCCCGACCCCGAAGGCCATGGCGATGGCCAGCCCTGTCCGGATCATCCGGAAACGCGGCTTACGCTTTGGTCTGGTCAACCCATGTTCATAAATCTTCATGGTCTTCATGATTTCTTCCACCTCCTTCCATCTTGGTATCAATCCACTGCCGAATCTGCCACCCTGGGAAGCGGATATGGCTGTCCGGTGTAATTCGTACATATGGGATTTCGCCACGCTTGACCATGTAGTACACGGTGCGGGTCGAAATATGCAACGCTTTCGCCAACTGATTGGCGCTATAAATCGTATTCGGGTCTAACGTGACATTCATCTCTTTCACCCCTTCGCTAACTAAAGTTTGCTTCCAGTGTCGCTCTTTCATTCTTCGTCATATCACGCGCCTCCTTTATTCCTTTCCCCCTCCGTTGAACCATGCTATGATGAGTACGGAAGGAGGTGATTACTATGACTGATTTGAAATTAGATTCGTTATCGCAATGTGTGCTTTATCTTTTCAAAGAAAGACGCTATCTATCTCTACAACAGATTGCGTTCCTCGCAAACGCTCCAATGGAGGTATTTCCTCAAGCTATATTAGAACTATGGCATGGTGGATATATCCATTCTGATGATGACGCAAATATGGATACGATAAAAACAGACCAGGTTTTTACCATCACGCCAAAAGGCTATCTTTTTTTCGAGGAAAAAGAAAAGCAACAACGAGAACTACACGAAAATAGAATATGGAAACTAATTCCAGTCGTTATTTCATCTGCTTCTTTACTGATTGCATTTGCCTCTTTGTACATCAGCTATTTAACATATACAGCGAGACACTAAGTGCTCCACAGGCGACTAATAGCGCTGCGATTGAAATAGCCAATACAATCAAATCGGCCTTAGCTCGGTTCTGAGCCATGCTTCTGCATGGCCCTTTTTCTTTGGCTTCCTTCATGTTCGGTCCTCCTTTATTTCAACGATGCGCCGAGTTTTTCTTCTTCGTATCTCCCATCATGCTATAATGGCCATGAAGGGAGGTGAGTATAATGGCTAAAATTGATGACTATTGGGAAAATGTTTCCTCTGGGGTTCAAGATGTCTATACCAGTTCTTTTATACAAGAGGCTGTTTCACAACAACAGCAGGTTGAGTTTCAGAAAGCCATGGATGCGTACAATAAGAAGAAGTTCAATCTCACACACAAAGAGATCGATTCTTTTATCCTGGCTATTGCATCTGGTAAAAACACTTACCAGGACCTGCAGGGGATAATGCCTGAACTGAATTCTCCAACCATGTGCTCTTATCTCAGTGATGACCCCAAAATCGGGGCTAATCAATTTAAAAATTATAATTTGATTGGTCCGCTTACTCCTACTCCGACGTATTTCCAATTCGAAGAAATCCCAGATGACTTTTTCTATCTGTATGAATTCAAGCCAACGGATACTTTTATTTTGAATATTACCGGAGAAAACAGATTATACGAGTTACAAAAAGAACAATACATAGAAAAGCTGACCCTTCAAAATACACAAATAGCGAAAGAATCTTTAACAGTAGCTAAAGAAAGCGCGACTTACGCTAAAAAAGCATACTATGCAGCTATCATCATCGGTATCATAGGAATTTTGCTAGGTATCCAAGAAAAATTAATAAGTTTAATCCAGTCAATATTTTATTAATTTTGGTAAGTCGTTTGGCTTTCAAAATAATTTCTTTGGCTTCCGTTATTTCATCCTGAGCCATGCCTCTGCATGGCTCTTTTCTTTTTGTGTCCATGCTCGCGCCTCCTCCTTGAACTCTAATTTTTTGTATCTTTTAAAGATACTTCATCAGCAAAAAAAATATCTTCGATGCTCTTGTTTAAGATAGATGAAACTTTCTTAGCGTCATCAAGAGAGAATTTTGTACTCCCGTTCTCTTTCTTGCTATAAGCGCTCTTCGTTTCGAGCCCAAGAACTTCGGCCATATCTTCACATGTCAGGCCTTTTTCTTTTCTTAACGCTCTAAGTCTTTCAAACATCTTCTCACCCCCCTATCAAATGTTTCCTCTTGGGATACTTAAAGTATACGAGTTATTTTGTATCTTATCAAGATATATTAAAAGTAAAATTTCCAATTAGGAAACTCCCATTGAGTATCTTTAATGGAAACATTATAATTTACATAGAATCGTTTTCGGATACTTTATATAAAGGTCAGGTGATAAATCGATGAACAGAGTTAAGGAATTGCGAAAACAAAAACATATCACACAGGAAGAATTAGGGAAAGTGCTCGATATCCAAAAGGCAGCCATTTCTAAATATGAAAATGGTCGTGCAGAACCAAGCACAGAAGTACTCAAGAAGATGTCCGCCTATTTTGGCGTATCTATTGATTATTTGCTCGGCAATTCTACATCAAAAGAGATTCCCGACTCCAACCTTCCACCGCTTACACCGAAAGATGAACGTGACATAGCGCGTGATCTTGAAAATATGATAGAATCACTGGACGGATCCGCGGCCATGGGAAATGCTGAAGGCGACGAAGACCGTGAGCTATTACGGGCCTCCTTGGAAACGGCCATGAAGATAGCGAAACGGACCGCCAAGAAGAAATTCACCCCGAAAAAATATCAGAAATAAGTTATTCTTTAAAGGTGGTGATGCTCTATGGATGTAAAAAAAATCGCCGTACAAACGGCGAAAAAATATCAAACATGGAACCCATATGAAATTGCAGAGGCTCGCGGCGTACAAATCATATATGCTCCGCTAAAGTCTATTCTCGGCTATTACACAAAATATAAACGGATTCAATGCATCATTCTGAATGATAATCTTCCCTCCCATTTGCAACGCTTCGTCTGTGCCCACGAGCTCGGCCATTCCATTTGTCATGCCAACTTGAATACGCAGTGGCTGAGAAAAAACACCCTGGTATCGACAGACAGAATCGAACGGGAAGCCAGCACCTTTGCTGTCGAACTGTTATTACCTGATGACCTCATCCGGGAATATCCGGAATATACTCTCAGTCATCTGGGGAAAATAGCCGGAATCCCTCATGAGTTATGTTCGTTAAAAAAATTCTATTACTAAATAGTTATATTAAATATATCAATCAATAGAACACTCAATTGCCTCATCCAATTCTTCTCGCAAATCGCACAACCTTAAAAGCAAGTATTTTAGGTCATCTTGGCTAATTTGCAATTGAATATTATTGGATTGTTCTAATTGCCTTCTGAAATCTATTTGTTCTCCACTCCATAAGGAAGAAATTTCATTTATTTTATCCTTAGTAATAACCATCATGTTTACTCTCTCCCTTCAGAAAGGTAGTAATATCATGCCACAATTCACTATTCCTGTACGTTTTTATGTAGAATATTTTTATGATAGAACGAATGTTTCTGAATTGAAAAAGGAAGCTAAAACACCACCAGGCATTAATCTCAATTCAACAGCAGTTTACAACTTTTTGAACAAATAAATATCGCGTAACCACACTTTGAAGTATAATGAATCTGCTCAAAA